CGTGGCGCGAGCGGCTGCGCGTCCTGCTGACCGGCAAGATGTGGTGGAGCGTGCTGACGTTCAATCACCCGTTGCAGCCGCAACTGCCAAGCGTGGACAGGCCATTCACGGATGCCGCCAACGCGACGGTGAAGGGCGGCGAAGCCGTACCGTCGAACGGCGTGGTTGGAGAGCAGTCATGAAGTACGAGGTTCGCAAGTGGAAGAACGGCTGGGGCATCTGGCGCGTGTGGCGCTTCTTCGCGTGGCGCTGCCGCGACGTGGGGCCGTTTGGATGGGACATGCCGTGGACCGTCGAGAGTCTCGCGCATGACAGGTGCGCCAGTCTCTCCAACAAAGCATTATGCGAAAAGGATCCGTTTCAATGAGCATACGGTTTCCGAAACATTGCAAGACCAAGGCCGAGAAATCGGCGCATGCCAGCATGGTGGCCATGAAACGATGGGATAAGGTCCATGCCGCCAGCGAGGAACCCATTAGGACTGCGAAAGTGCTTGTGCGGTTGACCGTGCAGCGCGTCGGGCTGGATCCCCATGCCATTCCGCTATCCATCGTTTTCGATGGCGGACACAAGCGGAAAGTTGTGATCGAAGGGAATCAGGAATGGGCCCGGCACTACGGGCGCAAGGCCCTGGTGAAATGGTTTAACGCGATTTTGAAAAGCGCGGGAGTGTGAATATGGAACGAATAGCACCATTTGCGGAAGAAGCGGAGCTGGCGGTTCTTGGAAGTGTTTTGCTGGAGGGCACGGCAATCATGGACCTGTGCCGGCATGCCCAGTTGCGCGCAAACTCGTTCTATGCTCCAGCCAACCGATTGATCTATGCGGTGATGGAAGATCTCTACAAAGCCGGGCGCGGGATTGATTTGGTGACTGTCACCGACCGCCTGAAGGACATGGGCGATATTGACAAGATCGGCGGGGCCCTGGCCTTAAACCGGCTGTGCGACCAGACGCCGGTGGCGGCGCATGCCGGATTCTATATCGGGATTGTGCGCGATAAGGCGATATTGCGCGGAGTGATCGAGCGGGCGCGGGAGATCGAATCGGAAGCATACGACGCCGAGGCGAAAGCAGAAACAGTACTGGCCATGGCGCCAGGGAAGTTCGACAAGATCATGGAGGATGTGGTCAAGGAACCATCCAACGCGGAGATCATGGATGGCCTGATTGAGAAATGGGAAATAGCGGCGAATGGCGGGCCCAAGGCGATCGGGATCAAGACGCCGTGGGAAAAGCTGAATGACATCATGATGGGGATCGAGGTCGGCATGACCATTGTGGCCGGGCGCCCGAGCGCCGGGAAGACGACGATGGAGGATGCAATGGCCCAGGCCGCGGCGGTGAGCGGGATCCCGGTGTACCGAGTGACCATGGATAGTACGCATGAAAGCCTGCTGGCGCGCGCGATTTGCCGGAATAGCGGGGTAAGCCTGGCCAAACTGAAATTCGGGTTTGCCGGCCGCAGCAAGAGCAACATGGAGGAAGTGCGGGCGGCGCGGGACTTCCTGGCCGACTTGCCGATCCATATTGACACGCGCAGCACGGACATTGCGCAGATCCGCAGCGAGGCGCGCCGCATGAAGATGAAATACGGGGTCGGCCTGGTGACGGTGGATTACATCCAGCTCGTGCGGGCCGCGGAGATGGGGCGCAGCGAATGGGACAACGTGGCGCGCGTGACGTATGTGAGCCGGGAACTGAAGGCGCTGGGGATCGAGCTGGACATTCCGGTGATTGTCCTGAGCCAGTTGAGCCGCCAGGCGGAGCAGGAGAACCGTGAGCCCAAACTGAGCGACCTGCGGGATTCCGGAGCGATCGAGCAGGACGCGAACAAGGTGATTTTCGTTTATGTGGACGCCAAGAAGCGCAAGCAGATGGACGAGACGGAGATGGGCGCAACAAAGCATAAACGCCCGGTGTGGTTTAACCTGAAGAAACACAAGGATGGGGAAATCGGCTGCATACCGATGTGGATGTATCCGCCGTATTTCAGCTTCGACCAGGCGCAGATCAGTGGGGACGGGACGGCTTTTGTGGATGATGACCTGCCGAGCTCGAGAAACGCGGAGAAGCAGGACTGGCACGAGAAGCCGGCATTCGCCCCCAAGAACGAGGGGGAGACGAAGCCGAGATTCCCGTTTGAGCGTCAGGAGGAAATGCTGGGCACGGAGGAGGGGGATGGGAACTGACACACAGTGGGCGCTGTTCTGGAGATCCAGCCTGGGGCCCGGCGCGATGCGGGCCGAGAAACTGGAGGACGTTTTGCGCTGGAACAGCCAGGCGGCGATAAGCGGGGAGGGTGAAACGCTGATTGTGTGTGGAGTGCATGAAAGCCTGGAAGAGGCGCTGGAGTACCGGAGATATTTGAAGGGACTGAGGAAGGAACGCAAACATGACCAAGAGGGCCAGGACGGTGGTGAGGTGCCAGGGGTGCGGTCTGAAATACAGGACGAAACGGCACAGGAGTAGTTGCCCGGTGTGCGGGACGAAAAACTGATGGACAGGCGAAAACAGGTGGCCATGGACCGGGCCCGCGGCAGGCGGGCGCGGTTGACTATGAAACGGATGAAACAGGCCCGGGGATGTTCCCCGTGGAACAAAAGGAGCGAAGCATGATTATTGGAATCAGCGGCAGAAAGGGATCAGGGAAAAGCACGGTGGCAGGGTATTTGCAAGACCGGATTGAGGGAGCAGTCAGGATCTCGTTTGCGGATACATTGAAGCTGATTGCGCAGGAGGCTTTCGGGGCCCTGCCGGAACAGGTGTACGGGCTGAGGAAGAATGACAGGATCGCGGTCTGCGGACTTGTGGCGCGGGATGTGATGCAGAAGGTTGGCCAGGGGATGAGGGAGATCTGGCCGGATTGCTGGGTATTCGCCTGGGAGCGCAAGGTGGTGGAGCATTGGGCGATGAACGGGACGGGCCCGGTGATCGTGGATGATGTGCGCTATCCCAATGAGGCGAAACGGATCAAGGAAATGGGAGGGATCCTGATCCGGCTTGACCGGGCGCCGTATGAGGATGCCCATGTGAGCGAGACGGCGCTGGACGACTGGAAGGAATGGGATTGCGTGGCCTCTGAAGGATTGAACGCCGAAGAGGCCGGGCGCCTGGTGTACGACGCTGTAATCAATGCGGGGATCGTGTGAAGCGCGTGATTGCCTGCGGGGTTTGCGGGGCCAGGGTGATTGCCAGATCGGGCAACACGAGATTCTGCAGAAAATGCGTGACAAGGCCAAGGATCAAAAGGAGAAAAGAACATGAAGTGGAAGCGTGAGAGGGTGGTTGTGGAGTTGCGGCAAAAGCGGATGACGGACGAGGAACTGCTGGCCCTGTTTGCCGGCGGTCCGGAGCAGGCGGCGGTGCAGGGGGTTCTGGAGATCCTGGCGCGGCTGGAAGCGGCGATCCTGGAAAACGGGATCGGTGAGCGCGACAAGGAAGAGCGGGCGGCGCTGATGCGGGACGTGGGGACGGTGCGCGAAGTGCGGACCCAGGTGATGAGTTTTACGGTGGAGGGGTTGCGGAGGAAGCAGGGGAAATGAACCGCTGCCGACATCAACAACCCTGGTATGTGCAAGAGGGCTGCGTCTGGTGTCCGGACTGCGGGGCGTTGCTGTTGTCGGGCGGGAAATGGTATCTGCCGCGAACAGCAAAAGGCGTCAGGCCGAAACTGCTGATGCAAGCGAAGAAAGCGAAGGGTAAATGACGAAGAGGCCCAAGGTGCATCCGGTTTTGCGACTGCCGCCTGCGTTGCCTGGTCAGTATGAGGCATGGGTGAAGCTGCTGGAGTTACGCCAGAAGAAGATCGAGGCGGAAGAAAGCGACCCGATGAATTACGGGTACGAGCCGCCATCGTGGAAACTGGCGGATGCACTTTTCGGGATGCCGTGGATGGAGACAGAAGAGACCACGGACAACAGACTACAGACTACAGACAGGAAAACGCAGGGGCAGAGAATCCGGGATGAGCTGGGGATTCGACGGCCGTGGAGCATTCTGCTGATCATGGGGGCGAACCGGTCCAGCAAGAGCCAGTATGCGGCGCGGACGGTGATGAAGCTGATCCGGTGGAAGAGCGGGGCGCGGGCATGGTGCTTCCATGAGAACGAGCGCAACAGCATTGATTACCAGCAACTCTATGTCCACCACTACTTCCCGCCGGAATGGAAGGTGAAGGCGGTGAAGACGCACAAGGCATTCATGAGCTTCAGCCGTCAGAACGGATTCCCGGACCGGAATTTCGTGTTGCCGAATGATTCGAGTTGCAACTTCCGGACCTATGAGCAGGACATCAGGAAATCGGAAGGCGGCGAGTGCGACATTGTATGGTGCGATGAGTTGGTTCCGGTGGACCTGGTAAACGTGCTCAAGTCGCGTATTGCCACGCGGGCGGGATGGATGGTGATCACGTTCACGCCGGTTGAGGGCTACAGCGGGACGGTGAAGAAGTTCCTGGACGGAGCGCGGATGATCCGGGATGCGACGGCGTACCTGTTGCCGGCGGGCGGCGGGGAGATGGACCTGGCGCGGGCGCTGGGCGTGAGCGTGGAGCATGCGGCGGAGCTGAAGGCGTGGGCGGAGAAGCGCGGGGAGCCGGTGGACGTGTGGAGCGTTCCCGAGAAGCTGGAAGAGATCATCGAGAAGGGGCACGGCGCCAGGGAGCCATTCGAGCGGGTCCCGCGGATCGCGCAGTGTGTGGAGGAAGGGGAGGGAGTGTTGTGGTTCCATGGCCGGGACAACCCGTATGGCAATCCGGCGCAACTGGTGGAGCTCTACCGCAAGAGCGGTCCGGACAAGGTGAAGGAGCGCTGCTACGGGGTGGCCCTGAAGGCGATGGAGGCGCGGTTCCCGAAGTTCAGGGAAGACGTGCATGTGATCGAGCCGGCGGCGGTGCCGAAGGAGGGGACGGTGTACTTCTTCATGGATCCGGCCGGGAGCCGGAATCCGTTCATGAAGTGGTTCCTGCGGACGCGGGAGAAGACGTACCTGTACCGGGAATGGCCGGGATCGTATGGGATCCCCGGGGCGCCGGTATATGAGGCGGGGCCGGGGCCGGGGCCCTGGGCGGTGCCGGATGGCAAGCATCCGGACGGGGCGCGCGGGCCGGCGCAGAAGCCGTTCGGGTTCGGGTTGCTGAGGTTGAAGATGGAGATTGCGCGCCTGGAGGAATGGGCGGACTGGCTGCAGGACGTGAAGGACCAGGAGAACAGCAAACCGCGCAAGCCGGTGGCCGACTGGAAGATTGAGAACGGGGCCAGGGAAAAGCCGTTCAGGCGGTTCATTGACAGCCGGGCGGCGAGCTCGCCACGGGTGGAGAATGACAGGCCGGTGACGTTGCAGGAGGACATGCTGAGGATCGGGCTGGACTTTGAGCTGACGCCGGGATTCTCGATCAATGAAGGCGTGATGCGAATCAACGACGCGCTGGACTATGACCCGGCGCGGGCGATGGACTGGATGAATAGCCCGCGGTTCTACATATCGCGGGAGTGCCAGAACACGGTTTTTTCGTACCTGACCTGGACGGGTGAGGACGGGAACAAGGGGGCCTGCAAGGACCCGATAGACCTGGACTGCTACTACTGGCTGGCGGATCTGGAGTACATGGATCCGAAAGGCCAGTGGGTGACGAGCGGGCGGGCGGCGTATTAACCGGAAGGAGGAAAATGAGATGGGGCCTTTGTTTCTGAAGAGTCGTGCTGTGTGCGATTTATTGCAGATTTCGCGGAGTAAGCTGCTGCGATTGGAGCAGGAGAAATGTCTGACGCGGGTACACTTGAGATTCAAGAAAACCCATAAGGGACGGGTTCCGGCTGACCATGGATGGTTCAAAAGGGAGGATGTGCTGAAGTTGATGGGCTAGAATCGCGTCAAATCGCGTCAAATCGCACACAGTAAAGTTGCGGATCCATAAATTGGGGCGGATGATAGGGGCGTTGGCGGGAGAACCGTCAGCGCCCTTTTCGTTGGTTGGGCGGAAAACCGATGGTGGTCACTGGGTGCCTTAACCCTGAAGGAGAATGAAGATGCCAGGCGAAGAAACGAACACGAACGCGGCGATGGATGTGATGACGGCTAGTGCCGAGCTGGGGAAGCTGGGCGAGGATCCGGCGGCTGGTGCAGCGGCCGGGGACGAACCCGCGAAGACGGATGCCGGAGCGACGGACGAGCCTGCGCCTGAGAAGGCGGAAGGCACTGAAGGAGCCGAGGCGGGCGACGACAAGCCGGTGAAGTTCACGGCGGAGCAGCAGGAAGTGTTCGACAAGCGACTGGGGAAGGAAGTGGCCAAGCGTAAGACCGCCGAGGAAAAGGCGGCGAAGCTGGAGGCCGACCTGGCGACCGCGAATGCGGCGGTGGACCAGGGGACGGTGGAGGCGGCGCGCGGACTGGCTGTGGCGCCCGAGTACCTGAAAACCGGCGAGGCGGAGATCCTGAAGAAGGATGAGCAGTTGACGGCGTTCGAGGACTGGGCGGCGGAGAATGCCGAAGGGTACGAGGACGGGAAGGTGACGTACACGGCGGCGCAGATCAGGAAGCGGCTGCAGGAAGTGCAACGGGAGCATTTCCGGGTTTCGATGCGGGCGGAGACGATCCGCGAACGCGCGCGCCAGGAGATGCTGGAAGATATCCGGGAAGGGCGGAAGGCCAGGGCGGCGAAGGCCGCGGCGGCGGAGGCGCTGAAGAACAAGGCGCCGGAGAAGTCGGCCGGGACGCCGATCGAGGCCAGGCCGGCCGCGGGTGCGGCCAAGGGCAAGCCCAGTCCGGACCAGGTATTCGAGAAGGGTGGCAAGAGCAAGCAAGCAGCGGCGGATGCCCTGGGCATGATGTAACCGGGACGCCTGCCGCACAACCAAGGAAGGACGGATTCAAATGGCTTCGATGTATGAAACAAATCAAGTAGGCAAGCGGCAGGAGATTTCCGAGAAGATTTTCAACGTGGAGAGCGACAAGACGCCGTTTCTCTCGCTCGTCAAGAAGGGACCGGTCCCGAACCAGATGCTGATGAGCTGGCAGGGCTTCGTGTTCCCGAACGCGCCGAGCACGGGCATCAAGGATGGTGTGGCGGCGACCGATCCCGCGAGCATTGCCCGCGTGTTGGTCGAAGGCTGCGCCCAGCATTTCCGGCGCCAGTGGGGTGTGACGACCCTGGCGGAACTCACGAACATTGCCGGCGTGGGCCGCAATGAGGTTGGGTTCCAGCGACTCCAGGCGATGACGCTCCTGAAGCGCATGATCGAGCAGCAGTTGCTGTCGGTTGATGACTGCGCGGTGGAGAGCGGCGAGACGCCCTGGACGACCCGCGGTGTTGGAAGCTGGATCAGCAACAGCGCCCAGTCGGTGAAGCCGGTGGACGCCACACTCCGCAACAGCGCGGCGGCGATCTATACTGGCGCCGTTGCCAGTCTGACAGAAGCGGCCTTTCGGACGATGCTCCAGGCGGCGTATGGCGAGACGAAGGAGCCGGTGAGCCTGGACGGGTTTGTGGGAGTGGACCTGAAGGCGGTGCTGGATGACTTCACCCAGCTCTATCCGACCGGGACCGGCACGAGCCAGGCCAAGGCGATCTACAACGTCGCCGGGGTGGGCGAGTACCAGAACAAGGTCGAATGGCTGCGGTTCAGCGTGGGCGATGTGCGCCTGCACCTGAATCCGTTCCTGGCGGTGACGACCAGCACGGGCGCGGCCAGCGCGTACTCGCCCAAGAGCGGTTACTTCCTGAACATGGAGATGTGGGAAGTGGCGTACCTGATGAAGCCGGCGAACACGAACCTGTCTCCCGACGGGTCCGGCACCAAGGGCTTCATTGACGCTGTGCTGGGGCTGAAGTGCTTCAACCCGCGCGGCCAGATGAAGGTGTATTCGAACTCCTGACCACAAGTGGAACAACAGGACCGGGAGCTGGGCCCTACGCCATGACGGGGGCCCGGCTCTGCAAGAGCAAGCGGCTGATGACTTGAGAGAATGAAACCCGAGAAGAAAGGAGCATGCAGATGAGGAAGCGGAAAAGTTGTTTGAGCGGTCTGGTGATGGTGGCGCTGGTGTTGACCTTTGCGGCGCCGGCAATGGCGATTGACTGGCTGGCGCTGGGAGTGCCGGAGATGGCGCAGCATCGCGGGGCCACGCATGTGGCGGTGATTGACTACGCGGACCTGGCGAGCTACACGACCAGCAACACGGCGGCGGTGATCACGAACGCGATCCCGGCGAAAACCGGGGTGGAATTCGTGGAACTGATGCTGGACACGGCGTTTGACACCGGGAACACCAACTACACCGGATCGGTGGCGGTCAAGGTGGGCGACGGGTCCGATGATGACCTGTTCCTGACCAGTACGGAGCTTGCCAGCGACGGGTCGGAAGTGTTCATCAAATATGGGGCGCCGAACAGCGCGACGATTACGAGCACTCCCACCAAGCAGACGGCCGACTTCCTGTCGGGAGTAACGCTGCAAACCATATCGCTGACTGACACGAATGGAGTTACGGCTTTGGCTGTGACCGGGCTTGTGCAGACTACTTCAGCGGTGCTTACCAATGTGACCGTGGCCAGCACGGCCTCTATTGGCGAGCTAGGCTACAAGGTCTATTCCAGCGCCGGGAGCCTGGTATTCACGCTGACGCCGAACAGTGAAGAGGCGTTGAGCGCCAACACCAGCGGATCGGTGCGGCTCTACTTCAGGCTGACGAAGTTTCGGTAAGGAGCTTCGGATATGCCACTGAGCCAGGGAGAGCTGGATCAAGTGAGGCGGACGGCGTTGCGAGACGCCGCCCGCCGTTTGCCACGCAGGGAGATGACCGGCGGGGATGGGCGAGTGGTCCGGGAGGTTCCTTTCGAGGCTTACCACAATGCGGTCCGGGTCCACGGGGAATCCCCGCGGGATGAAGGCTACTGGAGCGACATGGACCGCAGATATCCCGAGATCGTGGTCAAGACGGAGAGGACGAACATCATGGTATCCATGGCGGGCTGTGCCGGGCGCGCTGTTGGACGGGCGAGAGGGGTGCTTACACGACTGGGCCGCGCAACGCGGTACTACTACGGCAGATAACCCGGAGGACGACTATGGCGACCGATAAGGTCAAAAGCGGACGCGAGAATGCGCCGGTGGACGATGACATGCTCCGGGAGCTGAAGGATCTGGTGGATGAGATCCGCAGCGAGGTTGCGGATGACGTGGTATCGAACCGTCAAACCCACGAGAACACGCGCTACTGCATTTGGGCCGGCCAGGATGATGACGGCAAGAAACACGCCAGCAACCTGGCATCGAAACCCCTGCCATTCGAGGGGGCCAGCGACACGCGCCTGAGGCTGACGGACAAGGTGGTTAACAAGCACGTCCGGGAATACAAGATGGCGGCGGCGCGGGTGGTGCCCAAGGTGGTGGGCATGGAAGGGACGGATGACGGATTCGCCGGGCGGATGGGGACGCTGGCCAAGTGGCTGGTGCGGAGTCAATGGGGGGCGGAATACGGGCGGCAGATCGAGCTGTTGGCGCAATACATGGAGGGCGACCAGCCCGGCGCGGCGGTGATGATGGTGGACTGGAGCCGCGAGATTGCCCTGGAGATGCGGGAGGCGACCCAGGAAGACGTGATCATGCTGGCGGTACAATTCGGGGCGGCGCCGGAAGACGCGGCCGACCTGGCGGACATTGTGCGCAATCCCGGCAGGGTGGATGAACTGGCGGCGATGCTGAAGATGATGGCGCCGGGGGCCCGGGAGAAGACCCTAAAGAAGGCGGCGGCGGAACTGCAGGCGTTTGGCAAGGCGACATTCCCGGCGCCCTACATGAGGATCAACATGCCGGTGATCCGGGCGCTACGGCTATTCGAGGACGTATTCATTCCAGCCAATACGACGGATATCCAGAAGGCGCGGGCGGTATTCGTGAGCCAGTGGTACAGCAAGACCGACCTGCTGGAGAAAGTGGCGTCGGAAGGCTGGAACGAGGATTTCGTGAACCGACTGGTGGGTGGAGAGGGGAATGGCGGCGGGTATGAGGGGCAGACGGCGTTCCAGGAATACATGCCCGACACGGCGGCGGAGATGGGATTCTCGGGCGAGACCGACCGGCGCAAGGGGCTGTACGAGGTTCTGACGGCATTCCAGCGGGCGGTGAACGAGGACGGGGTGCCGGCGATCTACATGCGGACCTTCTCGTATTACGCCGGCGCGGCGAAGAAACAGGAGATGTTTGCCCGCAAGCACGGCAAGATGCCGTTTGTGTGGTTCAGCCGGGAATACCTGACGAGCCGGTTACTGGACAGCCGCGGGGTGGTTCCCTTGGCCGCGACGCAGCAGAACAGCCTGAAGTTGCTGCATGACTCATTCGAGGATTCGACGCAGCAGACGATCAACCCGCCGATCCTGAAGCCCCAGGGTAAGGCCCAGTACCAGTTGACCATTGAGCCATTCGGCCAGATCGAGCTCGGGCGGACTGAAAGCCTGAAATACCTGGAGACGCCGCAGTATCCGGCCAGCGCCAGCGAGCACGAGACGCGGGTGCGCCGGGAAGTGGCGGAGTATTTCGGACTGCCGATGGTCAAGGAGATTGACCCCTCGGTGGTGATGGAATGCAAGCAGGACCGGATTGACCGGTTCCTGGCCAGCCTGGCGGACGTGTTCAAGATGGCACTGCAACTATGCCAGGAGTTCATGCCGCAGGAGCAGGTGCAGAGGATCCTGGGCGCGGCGGTGGACGTGCAGCGCGGGCGCCAGGAGATCCAGGGCCAGTTTGACCTTTACCTGAGCTTTGACGCCAGGGACATGGACATGGAGCAACTGGTGAAGAAGTGCGAAGTGATGCTCAAGTATGCCCGGCCTATGGACGTGAGGAACACGGTCCCCTGGGAGCGGATGGTGCAGCGGGTGATGCAGGCCCTGGATTCCAACTGGGCGGACGAGATCATTCCGCCGGAAGCGGCTGACGCCAAGGAGATCGAGGACCAGAAGGGCAACCTGGCCAAGATCATGGCCGGGATCCGGCCGGGGCGCCCGGACCGTGGGCTCAACTTCCCCTTGCGGCTCCAGGTGGTGGAGCAGGAATTGAACAGCCGCAGCCAGAACCCGAAGGCATTCCCGCAGTTGAGCCCTGCCAGCGCGGCGCTGTTGCAGGAGGAATTGGACTGGTTGAAGTTCCAGGCCCAGCAGATGGAAAACGCGACGATCGGGCGGCGCGGGTACACGGAGCAGGATCTAAAGCGGCTTGAGGCCGGTCCGCCGGTGGAGGAGGCGTGAGATGCGCACGGTGACATTCAAGAGCGTATTGGACGAGGTGGTATTGCTGAAGGGATTCCAGCCCGACCAGTTGGACCTGAGCGCGAGCCAGGCGCTGGTGATGGCCAAGTACATGGAGCGCTGGTGCCGGCAGGGGTGGGAATATGCGTTCTGGCCCGAATGGACGCTGGTGGAGTCCCGGACGCCGGTGAGCAGCGTGGTCAGCCTGGAGCAGTCGGGACAGACGAAGATCGGTGAGATCGAGGGGGTTTACAAGAGCGAGAAGGCGGCGCGGCTGGGGTATGGGCGGGTGGACTATGTGCTCACGGCCAGCGGGATTGATTTGAGCCACACGAGCGGCGCGCCGGCCACGCCGTATATCAAGTTCCGGAAGCGCCCGCCACGGTTCACGACCGAGGCATGGAGCGAGGGGAACACGGGCGCCTATGATGAGGGGTATGTGGTCTATTTCCCGGCGACGGTGGGAAGCCAGTTACAGGGTGAGTGCTATTTGCTGGAACCGGATGGCAATGGCAGTTTTGAGTGGGTGAAGCAGGACCTGCCGGCGATCCTGAAGGACGTGGTGGTGTATGGGGCTTATAGCGACTGCCTGAAGCAGGACGGGAAACACGAGGACGCCGGGCGCTGGGCCCAGTGGGCCCAGGATGAGCTGCACAGGGTACACAACCTGGTATTCCGTCAACAGAAATTGTGAGGACTGACATGCGCAAACTGGTGGCAATGCTGGTGTTGATGACATGGGCCTGGGGCGCCCGGGGGCAGTGGACGAACCCGCCACTGGTAGGGACCGCGGCCGGGTACACGAACCCGCCGCCGTTTGCCACGAGCACGGTGTACCTGATCAAGAGCCAGGTGTTTGGCGGGGATATAGGCGGGACATATAGCAACCTGACGGTAAATTTTGTTGGAGGGATCCCGGCGGCGCAGATCGCCACGCAGACGGCGGCGGCAGTGCAGGCGGAGCTGAATGTGCACAAGACCAATGCCGCGGCACACACAGAACTGTTCGCAGGCAAGGCCAGCCAAGCCGACTTGCTCGATGCAAGTAACCGCGTCGTGTCGCTGGAGGGCGGAACTTCTACTTGGAACACGGTGACGGGCAAGTTGGACGCCTCGACTACGAACGGATGGGAAACGGGCAGTCATGCGGGCCTGTACCCGTCCAGCAACCCCTCAAATTACGTCACAGCGGCGATCACGAACGGGTTGGGCGGCTCCGGTATTACCGCCAACGACGTGACCAACAGCCTCGACCTGTCCGTTGCGCCGAGCCTGACGGGGACGGTGGCGAAGGCGG